TCGACGCAATCCGACTGATGGAAGACGCGGCGCTCACCGAAATGCACAAGGACGACAAGAATGGCCACTGAAATTGCGACCCTTGGCATTGAGGTCCGCAGCAACGGCGTTCAGCAGGCCGCACGCGATCTGCAGAGACTCGACGCTGCGGGCGGCAGGGCGGAAACCGCTGCGGCCGGGCTGACGCGTCGATTCTCCGCGATGGGCGCGGCGCTGACCGGGCTGGGGATTGCCGCCGTGGCCCGGCAGATGCTGAGCGCAGCGGATGAGATGACCAACATCGAGGCACGCATCCGCCTCGTTACGTCGTCCAGCTCCGAGCTCGCACAGGTGCAAGGAGAGCTATTCCGGCGTTCGCAGGAAGCACAAACCAGCTTCCGCGCGAATGCGGAGCTATACACCGGACTTGCCCGCGCCACAGATGGCCTTGGCGTGTCACAGCAGCGATTGATCGCGCTGACGGACGGAATCAGCAAGTCCATGGTGGTGTCGGGCGCGTCTGCTGCCAGCTCGAGCGGGGCGATTCGCCAGCTCGGGCAGGCGCTGCAGTCCGGCGTGTTACGCGGCGACGAATTCAACTCGATGGCGGAAAACGCCCCGCGATTGATGAAAGCGCTTGCCGACGGAATGGGTGTGGCCCGTGGCGCACTGCGCGGAATGGCCGAAGAGGGCCGATTGACGACCGACGTGGTTCTGCCAGCGCTCGAAAAAGGCTTGAAATCGGTCGATGCCGAGTTCGCGCAGATGCCGCCGACGATCTCACGCGCATCGACGGCGATCAGCAACGCGTTCGATAAGTTGGCATCTGACGCGAACGCCGCGACCGGCGCTACCTCTGCGATTGCCGGCGGCATGACGCTGTTGGCGAACAACCTGGATGTGGTCGCAAACGTCATCGGCGTAGGCGTTGCGGCGGCAATCGGCAAATACGTCGCCGCGATGGGTCAAGCGGTCGTCGCCACGGTCGCGAACGTGCAGGCGCAACGTGCAGCGCTCGCGGTCACCGCGCAGGCGGCGGTGGCCGAGACCAAGCGCGCGGCGGTCAATAAGGCTTCGGCGGTTGCCGAGCTCGAGCGGGCTCGTGCGTCGGTTGCGGCGACGCAACTGGAGATTGCCGCAGATCGCGAACGGCTGGCCTCGACGGCGCTCGTGATTCGCGCCGAGATCGATCAGGAAAAGGTCCGACTGGCGGCGCAGATCAACGACACCGGGCGGGCGGCGAGGCTGCGCGTACTGGCGGACCTGTCGCGGCAATTGGCGGCGACGGAAACCGCAGCCGCCGCCGCCGGAGCGAAGCTCACCGCCGTTCGCGAGGCGCAAGTCGTGGCGACGAACGCAGCCGCAGCGGCGACCGCACGGCTCGCAGCCACGACGGCTGCATCCACGGTGGCGACGACCGCAGCAACCCGCGCAGCGGGGCTCGCCAGCGGGGCGATGGCGCTGCTGGGAGGGCCGATCGGGATCGCCACTACTGCATTGATTGTCGGCGGCGCTGCGTGGCTCTCGTGGCGTGACAAGGCCGACACCGCAACGGCAGACGTAGAAAACGCTGTCAATAAGCGCATCAACGGCATGATCGACAAGCTCGATGCGCTCAATGGAAGCCTTGCGCGGACTTCGCGCGCCGCGTTCGAGCAGACGCTTGCGGCTGGGGAGTCGGAACTAAAAACCGTTCGAGCGGAGATTAAGTTTCTGGTCAACGAACTCGACCGACTCGACACCGCCGGCGGGCGCGGCAGGTTCTCCGACGAGGGCAAGGCCAAACAGGACAAGCTCAACACACTTGCGGAACGCCAGCTCGATCTGGAAAAACAGATCGGCGCCGCGCGGGCCAATGCCGCTAAGGTCGGATCGGACGCGCTCGACCAGTACGTCAGCAAGTTCGCCACGTCCGAGCAAAAGTTGATGCAGTCGCGCGCGGAGATCCTGCAAGGGTTCGTCGCGGTCATTCAGAAGACCAGCCTGGACGGGGCGTTTGACTCGGCCAATGCCTCGCACGTCGCCGCGCTGCGCCAATACAAGGCGGCGCTGGCCGAACTGGACAAGAAACAGGTTACGCGCGCTCCTGTTGCGGCCGCACGAACGCCAGCCCGCATCAAGGAAGACATCAATGCAGGCTTCGATGTCAGCGCGGCGCAGTCCTACGGGCGCGCGGTCGAGTCGATTGCCCGATCCGGGATCGATGCCGCACGCAGCACGCTCGATCTGAACTCGGCTCAATCGACGCTGTTCGATCTGATGCGCTCGCCCGAGTGGGAGCGCATGCCGGAGCCGTGGCGTCAGGTGGTCATTGCGCAGACCGCTGCACAGACGGAGACAATCCGGACCGCAGCGGAACAGCGCCGGCTGATGGATTTGATTTCCGCCACGCCAACCGCGCAACTCGAACGCCAGCGCGAAACGATGCAGTTCCTGGCGGACGCCGTTGATCGCGCTGGAAGGGCTGCGCGGGCGTTCGATCAAGGAACGATCACGATTGCGGAGTTCAACGCCGAAATGGCGAAGGGCAGCATTACCGCTGAGCAGTTCGGCGAGGCGGCATCGGAAGCGCTCGGCAACATCGCGCCGGCCGCGAAAGAGGCGACCGACATCATGGAAGAGTTCTCCAAGCAGGCCGCACGGAACATGCAGGATGTGTTCGCTGATTTCCTGTTCGACCCGTTCAAGGACGGGCTCGACGGGATGTTGCAAAACTTCGGGACGATGCTGCAAAGGATGGTAGCAGAAGCGGTCGCAGCCGACCTTGCGAGCCGGATCATGGGGCCGACCGGGAACGGCAAGGGTGGATGGATCGATCTGGCCTTTACGGCCGCATCGGCCTATTTCGGCGGCGGCGTATCGACTGGGTCAGGGCCGGCGAACATCTCGCGCGGCGGCAGTTTCTCCCCGTCGTTCGAGGGTGGCGGCTACACCGGGAAAGGGTCGCGCGTCGGCGGGGTGGATGGGCGTGGCGGCTTCCCGGCGGTGCTGCATCCGAATGAGACCGTTGTGGACCACAGCAAGGGGCAAAAAAGCTCCGGTCAAGTCATCAACCTGACCGTCAATGTCGCGTCCGGCACGCCATCCGAAGTCCGGCGCGCGGCGGGTGCGGGCGCTCGCGAGGCGCTCGGCGCATTCAGCAGCGCTCAGAGGTATGCGTAAATGCCGAATCCATTCCTCGAAGAATTGCTCCCCACGGATATCCTCTACGGATCGCGATACACCGACAGCTACGTGGTCGAGATCGCGCGCACGGCCGGCGGGCAGGAGCATCGCCGGCTCGTGCATCCGTTTCCGGAGCGTCGGTTCGTGGTGTCCTACGTCAAGGACAAGGGCGGGATCTACGACAACATCCAGGCGCTCTATCACCGGGCCTACGGAACCTTTGCCGGGTTCCGGGCGCGCGCGATCGATGACCACACTACCTCCGGGCTAGCCGATTCTCCGACCGCGTTCGATCAACTGCTCGATGTGGTCACGGCCGGGACGGTCTATCAGCTCGTCAAAGACTATGGAACGGGTGGCACGCCGATCGCGATCGGGCTGCCGAAGCGGACGATATTCAAGCCGGTCTCCGGGTCCGTCGTCGTCGGCATCCGCAACACGATCACCGGTGACAGCGCAATCACCGCGTTTTCCGTGGATACGACGACCGGGCAGGTCACGCTTTCCGCCAACAAGACGCGGTCGATCACCGCAATCACGCAGGCCACATCCGCCGTGCTGACGGTCGGGTCGCACACGTTCATTGTCGGCGACTCCGTGCATGTGTCCGGCGTATCCGGCATGACCGAGATCAACGGCCGGCGCGCCGCGGTGACGGCATTTGACGCGACCAAGATCACCGTGGCGATCAACTCGAGCGCGTTCAGCGCCTACACATCCGGCGGCACCGCGAACACCATCATCCAGTCGGGCGAGACGCTGCGCGGCGGATGTCGATTCGACATTCCATGCCGATTCGGCGGAGCCTTGGATATCACCCCGGTCTCGCGCGACTTCCGGGAAACCGGAGAGATTGAAATCGTGGAGCTGATCACGCCATGAAATCCGTCATCGTCGATTACCGCTACCGGTGCCATTGCGTGCGCATCGAGTGCGCCGGCGGGCTGATTGTGCGCCTGACCGACTACCCGCGCGATCTTGTCATGAGCAATGGCGATGTCTATCTGACGCAGAGCGGCTACCAGTTCACCGGTAATCAGGCCGGCACTGGCATGGCGGCGAATGTCATGGACCTTGAAGGGGTCGCGGACATCGCTGGCGTTCATCGTGACGCGATCCAGTCCGGGATATTCGATGGCGCGAGGCTCTACGCGTTTGCGACCACGTGGCGCACGCCCGTAGAGGACGAGGAGCCGATCGGCGCCGCGATCCTCGGCAAGACGACGCTGCTCGATGACCGATACCGAATCGAGATGATGTCGCTCGTCGATGCACTGAACCAGTCCGTCGGCGATACCTACACCGCAGCCTGCTCGCATGAGTTCGGGGACGCAGGATGCACGGTCGATCTCGGGCCGATCACGGTGACCGGCACCCTTACCAGCGCCACCAGCAATTCGGTCGTCCGAGACTCTGCTCGCACAGAGGCGCTTGATTATTTCGGCGCTGGCACGATCGCTTACACCAGCGGCGACAACGCAGGGCTGAAGCCGCTGGAGATCAAGTCGTATGCGGCGGACGGAACCGTAACGACCTTTGAGCCAGCCTATTACCCGGCCCAGATCGGGGATGCCTACTCGATGATTCCAGGATGCCGTAAGCGCAGGTCCGAGGACTGCCGCGACAAGTGGAACAACGTCCTGAACTTCTTCGGCTTCGCGGACATCCCCACGAGCAGCCAGTACGCTCAGGTCGGCACAAAGTGACGATCGCCGACGAGTTACTTAATCGACGATTTCCACCGCTCGCGTCTGCGAATACGGGAGACGTGATCAGAGTTGATCGCGTGAGTCCGCGCTATGGAGTTGGTGTTTCCTGCGGAATCGGCTATCTGTTGCGCCTGCTCTTTGCTAAGTTTTGCTGCGTGATGCAGTTCTCCAGGCTGGAAAAGATTGCCTCTGTTGCGGTCAATCATGTCCGCTGTGTTTTCCTTCGCAGTTCCTGCATACAGATGACGTGGATTTACACAATCGCGAACGTCGCACTTGTGGTTTATCTGCATTCCATCTGGAACCTTTCCGTGAGCTATCTCGTAGGAAAGACGATGCGCGCTCATCGTTTTCCCGGCGCCCCCAATTTTCCCATACCCCTTGTCTTTTGCACCCTGCCAAATCCAGCAGTCATCTGGTCCGGAAAGCATAACCTTCTCCCAAAATCTAACTTGAATAGGTCTGCGATCAGTACGGCCTTCCTGATAGCAAGTTCTGGAGCAGAACAGCACTGGTCCCTTCTTGGAATAGCACTGTGGCACAAGAAATTCATTGCCACAGTTGAGGCATCGCCTGGATATGCGCTTTTTCCTAGATTCTGTGTAGCAATCCTTGCAGCAATATTTGCTGTCGTTGCGATCGCTTTGGAACGTCAATCCGCATTGAGTGCAAACGTGGTCAATCATTTGATCCTCATCGAAAAGGTGAGAGTATGAATGTTATACCAACGAACTCGCAGCAGCAAATCATAAATGCAGCTAGAGAATGTTTGGAGTCGCCTTTTAAACACCAGGGTCGGCTGCCCGGCATCGCACTCGACTGCGCGGGTCTGATCTGCCACGTATGCGAGTCCATCGGCGCGCCCTACACGGATGAGCAGGGCTACTCGCGCCTGCCGCATCACGGACGGCTACAGGCCGCGCTCGATGCACAGGAGTCGCTGGTTCGGGTGAGTGACGCCGCGCCCGGAGATGTGCTGCTGTTCCGGTTCCGCACGGAGCCGATGCACCTTGGCGTCTACGCAGGTGAGACGATCATCCATGCCTACGAGCAGGCCGGGAAGACGTGCGAGCACCGGATGGATGATGCGTGGCGCGCTCGGATCGTGCAGGCGTATCGGATTGTGCGAGGTGCCCTGTGAGTAGCGCGGGGCAAGGCGTAGGCGGCGTAATTGGTGCCGTAATCGGGTGGTTTTTAGGCGGCCCCGCTGGCGCTGTCTACGGCGCCCAGATCGGAATGCA